CCCGCTCGCCGCAGAGCGAGCAGCAGGTCATCGCGGCGATGCAGGACTTCTGTTCGGTCGGGCAAGTGATGACCCGTACCCATGCGCCGTACTCGTTGCGGTACTCGAAGTCCAGCGTATGCAGGTTGGTCGCGGTCATCATGCCGTCACCGACCGTGTATCGAACGCGAACATGACCGCGTACTGGGCATCTGTCTTCGTTCGGCAAGTCGCTATCACGGCACCGTTGATGATCGCGTCCCAGGAGCCGACATCGTTCGGCTGGACCGATGCCGCGATGGGTCGGTTGTCGCGACCAATGACGTCGTAGCCGTACACGGCGATCAGTCGCTTGCCACGACGCTCGGTGCGCATCAGGTAGCCGCGCCAGATCAGGTCGCCGTACTTGTCGGTCTTCGGCTGAAGTTCAGCAAGAAGGCTCATTGTTCTTCCCTTTCGTTGGTCGCCTGTCTCTTCAGGTGCGGGAGGCGATCTCCGCACGACCCCTCGCGGGGTTTCGACTAGGAGTTGCTTCGGATAGGCTCGGCCATCTCCGGGTAGATCATCGCGGCGTACTCCTTCGCTTGCCGCAGCGTCGCGAACTGCTCTCCCAGCGGCTGCTCGTGCCAGTAGCCGCGACCGTCGCGGTACTGCGACACAAGCGCGTAGCCGGAGCGACCATCGCGGTGGTCCATTCGGATGACGAACTTCTCTCCGCTATCACGTGAGAACTCGTAGCGGTACTCGAAGCCGTTCTTGATCCACATGTCCATCGTTCTTCCCTTTCTTCTTGACCTGTCTCTTCAGGCACGGTAGGTCAGTTCCGCGCGACCCGCCGAAGCGGGTTTCGACTAACGCACGATCGACGCGTCGGCCCAAGTAGCGCTCTCCGTGATGCGCCCGGTGGCGTTACCGATGGAATTCTGGATGCCGAGGCGGATCTCGTGGATCGTCTCGCCGTCCGCCTTTGAGTAGTCGTAGCAGCGGTCGGTGCGGAACTCCATGTTGATCTCGTCTGACTCGGCGATAGCGTCCGCGAGCAGACGCACAAGCCGAGCGGCTTCCTTGCGGTTCATCGTGAAGTAAGCGACGTTCCGGTCGGTCATGGCGGTGTATGTCGTGGCCATTGTGTTTCCTTCCCTTTCGCGTGTCTCTTCAGCGTTAGGACGCGACCCCTAACGGACCTCCCCCGAAGGGGAGGTTTCGACTGGGAAGTCAACTGTCGCTTAGGGTTACTGCGGCTCGTCTTGCCCCACTTCCCGCCCTGCCGCTTGCTCTGACGCGTTACGCGGTGATCGCATCGCAACATCGGGCGCTGGTGAGGTAGGTCCCTTCCGGGTCTCCCCTCGCACGGATCGGGCTGGTTCACTAGGCGGTTCCGGTCGCGCGCTGGCCCTTCTCTGCTCAGCCATTCGCCGGAGGCGGTGCCCCGATCCGCTCTTCAGTTGTAGCACGATCTTACCGTGTCAGACGGTAGTTCGGGGACTTTTGAGGAAACTAATTTGGGCGAGTTTCCGGGGTCAGAATCCAGGCCCCCACCAGGCCCCCGCCCAAGGGTCCTAGACGCTTACAGGTCGATACAGGTCGATCCAGGGGCAGCCCTACGCGGGTCGGCTCCGGGAAGCCCGATCGCGTGTAGAATGGTGGGAGCAACGTGTCCATCCGTGACCCCGCTCTCGCCGTGGCTCGCGTGGCCCCAGGGAAGCCGGGGTTGCCGTGCGCCCAGGGAGCGGAATGGCTTCGTACCGAGTCCTCGTAGGAATCGACTACGCAGGGAAGCGCGCTGAGGCTGGCGCTATCGTTAATGACCTACCCGCGAAGAGCGTTACTTGGCTGCTCGCGCAGAACCTCATCGAGACCGTAGATAACGCTTCAGACGATCAGCCTGTAACACCAAAGACTACTGCTGCGCGTGAGCCAAAGTCTCCCAGCAAGGGAGGCGAATGATGCCCACATTCCGTCACGGTAAGCGCACCGTAGTTCTGCTGAACGGGACCGACATGTCCCCGTTCTTGAATGAGGCTACGCAGACCCAGGAGATCGAGACTGCGGAGACTACGACCTTCGCGGATACGGACAAGACGTACATTACGGGACTAGGCGACGGGACGATCTCTACGAGCGGCCTCTTCGACGGAACCGCTAACGCTTCTAACGATGTCCTCACGGGCGCTATCGGGCAGGAAGATAACACCTTCACGGTGCTGCCGGAGGGCGCTACTGCCGGCGCGAGAAGCATCATCGCTAACGGCCAACTCACCTCCTACGAGGTCTCCTCACCGGTCGGCGATGTTGTCGCTATCTCGGCAGAAGTTCAGGCCGATGGAGGGCTGTTCTCCGGGCGCGCTCTGAACGCTCTCACCAACACCGGAACTTCGGCATCGCTGACCGCTATCAACGACGGCGCAGCGACCGATGGTGGAGGCCTCTTCAACCTTCACGTTACGGCGAATACGCGCGACGGCGCATCCACCGTCAAGGTCCAGCACTCAGCGGATAACGCAACCTGGGCGGACCTCGTCATATTCTCTTCCGTTAGCGCGAGCAGCACGGCGGGAGAGAGCATCACCAGCACGGGCACGGTGAATCAGTATCTCCGTGCAACGCACACCCTCGCCGGATCGTCCGGCTCCATCACCTACCACGTTTCGGCAGCAAGGAGATAACTGTGCCTACCTTCAAGCATGGCAAGAACGCCTACTTCGCGCTCGACGGCACCGCCGCGAGCCTCGTGAACATCAGCGACACCCTGAACGAGATCTCGATGCCGCGTGAGATCGAGACGGCAGAGACGACCGCGTTCGGTCAGAACGACAAGACCTACATCACGGGCCTCGGCGACGCCACGATCTCGCTCTCCGGCATGTTCGACGCCACGGTCGATACGCAGATTGCCGGAAATATCGCCAACCTGAAGTCCGGTTCGGTGTCCAGCCTCTCGTTCGAGTACGGTCCTGCCGGTTCCGCGTCGGCCCAGCCGAAGTTCACGGGCGAGGCGCTCATCACTTCGTACGAGGTGTCGTCCCCGGTCGGTGATGTCGTCACCTACTCGCTCGAACTTCAGGTCACGGGCGGCGTTACCGGCACCACGTTCTGACGCACGGTTCAGTAACTTCCACGTTCCCTCGTGGACCAACCCAAGGAGTAACGGTAATGGCTAGTTTGCGTGACAAGATCTTCGCAGCACAGGACATCCCGACCGAGGTAGTGACCATCCCCGAGTGGGGAGTCGATGTTCTCGTTCGTGGCATGAGCGCAGGCGACCGCATCACCCTGATGCAGAACGCCTTCGACCAGACCACGCAGCAAGTGAACATGAGCATCGTCTACCCGGACGTTGTCGTGTCGTGCACGTTCGACCCGGAGAGCAACGAGCCGGTGTTCACGACCGCTGACAAGGACGCGATCCTGGCGAAGTCAAGCGCAGCAGTCGAGCGCCTAGCGAATGTCGGCCTTCGACTGTCCGGTATCGGCAAGGAAGAGCAGGACGCGGCGGGAAAAGATTCCTCCAAGTCCCCGAACGACGATTCATCTTCGAAATAGCACAGCGGTTGGGGAGGACGGTGGATGAACTCCTACTTGGAGGCCCAGGCCACCGTCCTCTCACTTCCGCAGAACTGACGGAGTGGATCGCGCTAGAGCACTTGCGGGTCTGGGAGCAGGAACAGGCCTCGAAGAAGAAGAGGTGAACGCATGGCGGTAGCAACACAGGTCGTCGCCAAGTTCACCGCCGACATCAGCGATGTCCAGAGCAAGATGGCGCTCGCTCGCGGAGCCTTTGGCACCGTATCCGAGGCCGCGTCGTTCTCTAGCAAGCGTATCGCCGAGGTCGGCGACGCTATGGCTAACGTCGGCAAGAAGATGACGGTCGGCATCACCCTACCTTTGGGTGGTGTAGCGGCTGCCGCGAGTACGGCAGCGATCTCGTTCGAGCAAAGCATGAACAAGATCATCGGCCTGGTCGGTATCGCGTCTGAGGAAGTCGCCATGATGGGCGACGAGGTCCTGCAAATGGCGACCAACGTCGGAAAGTCACCCGACGAACTCGCTAACGGCCTGTTCGTTGTGACCTCCGCGGGCCTGCGCGGGTCCGAAGCGATGGCTGCCTTGGCTAATGCGTCGAAGGCTGGCGCGGCTGGACTCGGCGAAACGAACGATATCGCTCGCGCTGTCGCCGGAACCCTGTCTGCTTACGGCTCGGAAGTGATCTCCGCGTCGGAAGCGACCGACGCTATCGTCGCTACGGCTCGCGCAGGTAACTTTGAGACGAGCCAGTTCGCTGCCGCGATCGGTCGGGTGCTGCCTTTCGCGAAGCAGGCAGGCGCTTCATTCCAAGATATGGGCGGCGCTGTCGCGCTTCTGACCCGTGTGAACGGCGATGCGGCGCAATCTGTGACTCAGATGCAGGCATTGTTCCGCGCTTTCGTCGTCCCGACCGAGGAAGCGAAGACTGCGCTCGATGAGGTTGGCCTGAGCGCTCAGGATCTCCGCGACTCGATCGCCGCGAAGGGACTCCCGGCTACCCTGACGATGCTAGATAAGGCTCTCGGTGGCAACCGGGAGCAGTTGGGTAGGCTGCTTGGCTCGTCTGAGGCTGCGTCAGCAGCGATCCAGATCC